GGGTATGCTAATGGTAATACCGTTCATGGAATGGCTGAAGAGATAAGGTTAACTGACGAGGATTCTATATCCGAAACTATCAAGCGAAACGGAAGCGTCATAAATTGCAATGGCGTGGGCATAAGTAGTAGCTTGATAGTCTTAACCAATAACAAAGAGAGGTACATTAAAGATGAGTAGAGATATATTAATTAAAGGACAAACAGCATTATATAATGGCGACACATGGGAAGAGTTAGCAAAGGGGGGTATGTCGCCTAGAATGATTGAGGCAACATTATCAGAACAAGGTTTTTATGATGAGGTTAAAGATGAGGAGGAAAATGATGAAAATTAATATAAACACAACAGAAAAAGAAAAGCTAGACGCTATAGAAAATATGGTACTAGATGAGTGGACAACAAGTGACTTTATAAGTGCAATAAGTGATTATGGAATTGACTTAGACTTACGAGCTAGTCACGTAGAAGCTTTATGTAAAGCTATTCTTAAAGATAGAGAAGATAATTAACAACAACACAGAGAGGAAAATAAAAATGATAAAAGAAAACAAAACAGCGTGGGGTAAACTTAGGAATACTATGAGTAACTTAGATAACTCAATTCCTGACACTTTTTTTGATGATGAAGACGGGCAAGAAATAGCTGACAGCATTAGTGCTGTATGGGACGCTATAACTGAATTAGAACGTCACTATGCGAAGTATCATTTAGTTAAAAAAGATAGTACTACTGACGAGGATTGAGTATCCGAAACGCCGTGAGGCGTCTAGTACAAACAACAACAGAGAGGAAACTATATGGAAAATAAAAGTGATTATAAGAGACGACATAAGTATCTCTTATCATACTTTGAGGATGAGCCTGAGACACCTGAGAATGTCCAAGACTTGATACTCAAGGTCATGTTAGAGGACGGCGTAGGTACTAAGGACTGCCTGTTAAAGAAACGGAGATTCTTAGAGTACTTACGGATAGCTTATCCAAAGCGTAAGAGTAGCCAGCTGAATAGACAGGTTAATAACCTGATTAGACAGGACGTGCTACTTCATTACACTCATACCAAGACGAAGAAATATATAGTCAGAAGTAGACAGTGGGACGCTAGGGTAAAAAAGATGACTAAGCCATACTCAGCGATGACCTGTGGTGAGCTACAACAAAAGATACTCATGGGAGAGTGTCCAAGTAGACGCAACAGGTTTATTCGTGACCATTGGCACTTAGCTAACATAGATAAGTAGTTAAGTAGGATAGTTATGAGGAGTGATAGCCCTTGTACAGCTATATAGCTAGGTAGACGGGGGTTATCACTATAAAGGGTACTTTAAGATTCTGTACAGGCTTTGTCCTGAACAGTATGTAGTACTTTGTTGACAATTAATATACACACAAGAGAGGATAATAAAATGATAAGTAAAGAAGAACTAGAGAAACAATTAGAAAGCACAGTAGAATCTTTGAAAGAGGACGCTGATAGCATGGATGATACTAGAGAAATTGCATTTGATGTAGGTTATATATCAGCACTATGTTATGTGCTAGGTAAAAAAGAAATAGCCGAAGAAATGCAAGATAAATATATGCCATAGGGGATATAAGTTGACAATTAATATACACACAAGAGAGGATAATAAAATGGAAAGTGAAAAAAAATATTGTGAGAGATGTGGCGAAGATAACTTGGACACTTATATCAGCACCAATATAAGACCATTTAATGAATACTGTTCTACAGATTGTTTAAGTGGGCACATACAAGATGTAAGGTTTGATAAAGATTGGGCAGACATAAAACAAGATTACAATAAAGAGGGTACAGTTGATTTATTCAAATATGCTGAACGAGAGTTAGCTAAAGGAAATTACACTTTTTATAAATGGAATGAGCAAGAAAAACAATACAGAGAGGAACAAAATGAATATATTTGTACTAGATAGAAACCCTATGGTATGTGCTATGTATCATTGTGATAAGCATGTACCTAAGATGATACTTGAGACGGCTCAGATGATGTGCACGGTAGCTAATGAGCTCGGTGTACCTGATGTGCCGTACAAGTCTACTCATCCTAAACATCCGTCAACGCTGTGGATAGGTAAGTCATGGTCTAATTGGATATGGGCTAGACAACTAGCTTCGGCTCTTAACTTTGAGTATAAGAGACGCTTCAACCATGAGGTTAACCACAAGTCATGGGACGTGATAGATAACCTTAGACTGACTGACGGTACTTACAGGCTAGACGGCATTGGGTTAACACCGTTTGCTCAAGCTATGCCTGATGAGTACAAACATGAAGACGCAGTGGTTGCATATCGTAACTACTACAAACACGGTAAGGCAGACATACTGACTTACAAATACAGTAACAAACCAACATTCTTAGGAGAATAAAATATGTGTGAACTAACATTAGAACAAGCGGGACAGTTTCATCCAGTAAAGGAGAGACACTATCAACAATACTTAAAGACGCTAGACTGGGCTGACTTTGGACAGCATGATACAGTCAGACGTGCTAGGTATGAAGAGTTTATCAAGGGTGGCTTACATCCTAGTGAGGAAGAACACAAGAAGCCTATTAGACTAGTCACGGGGACTGAGGACTACGGCAAGGAGTTTTAAAGTACCCTTTATAGATACCACAAGGTATTTTCCTCTGGTGTCCTGAGCAAGACATAAAACTGCTCACCAATTATAAACACAATAACTTAAGGAGTTTATTCTATATGACAGAGATATTTAAGAACATCAATGAGTACGTTGATGAAGTAGAACATGAAGAAGAGATGATTCGACTGGGGAAACAGCGAGTCAATAAGCGTAGGCACTCACATGTCCAACGTGAAGAGGAGTCAGTGACGAGCTATGGTAAAGTCATGGTCTCACAAACTATCAGACCGTTAGCTCAGTGTATACAGACATACTTGGAGAGCAATGCTGAATCAATAGGTCAGCCACAAAAAGCTTTTACAAAGTTAAGACATGTAGAGCCTGAGATATCAGCCTTGATTACAGCTAAGCATATCATCAATACAATCACTCAGCATAAACCATTGACAGCTACGGCTATATCATTGGGCGGTAAGATTGAGACTGAGATAGCTTTACAAAACTTTAAGAACTTAAACCCTGAGTTGTATGAGGCAGTCAAGACTGACCTTGATAAACGCTCATGGAATTATTCTTATAAGCGTAGGAAACTAAGAGAGTCAGCTAAGAGAGATGATGTGGCTGAGTGGGAAGAGTGGGACACCAACACCAAGCTACAGCTTGGAATACGTTTGGTTGAGCTCATGATAGAAGCGACAGGTATGATTGAAATGGGCGTTGAGGTTATTAACCGTAAGCGTACTAAGATTATCAAACAGACAGCCAAGACTAGAGAGTGGATAACCAATCGTAATAGTTTTAATGAGCTGTTGAATCCTGAGTATCTACCTACAGTGATGCCACCTAAACAGTGGACTTCAGTCACGGGTGGTGGATACTGGACTAAGGAGCTACCTGAGTTAGACCTAGTTAAACAGAAAAATAAAATCTTTAAGCGTGAGCTAGAGAACTTTGACATGCCTGAAGTATACAACGCTGTCAATGTTATGCAGTCTACTGGCTTTAAGATAAATACTTTTGTACTAGATGTGATGAAGCACGCTTGGGACAATGGGGAAGCTATGGGTGGTATGCCACCAACAAAGGATATGCCTATACCTAACAAGCCACATGACATAGACACTAACCCTGTGTCACGTAAGGAGTGGAAGAAACAAGCTGTTATCTGCCATACAGAAAACTCTAGGATGTTTAGTAAGCGATTACTATACGCCAAGATACTTTGGGAAGCTGATAAGTTTAAAGACTACACCAATATATACTTCCCATTACAATTAGACTTTAGGGGCAGAGCCTATTGTGTTCCCGCATTTCTAAACTATCAGGGTATCAGTGGGGCTAAGGCTCTGTTGTCATTCTCTCATGGTAAAGAGATAACGGAAGATAATAGCGGTGGCTTTTGGTTAGCTGTGCACGGGGCAAACGTGTGGGGCAATGATAAAGTTACACTTGAAGAGCGAGCTCAATGGTCTATGGATGAGGACAACATGGCATGGATAAGACGAGTAGCTGAAGACCCTATCTCAAACAGAGAGTGGGAAGACGCTGACTCACCGTTCCAGTTTCTTGCATGGTGTGATGAGTGGATACGCTTTCAGAATGAGGGCTATGGTTTTATATCTTATCTACCAGTTGCAATAGACGGGTCATGTAATGGGCTACAATTATATTCGCTTATGTTAAAAGATAAAGAAGCGGGTAAGCTAGTCAATGTAGTGCCGAGTGATAAACCACAGGATATCTATCAGTTAGTAGCTGACGCTGTGACTGAGCGTTTAAAAGATGAGGCGGCACAGGGCAAAGAGTTTGCTCAGCTGTGGTTAGACTATGGAGTTAAGAGGAGTACTACTAAGCGTAGCATTATGACAATATGTTATGGCTCAACAAGGTACTCATGCACTGACTTTGTAGTAGAAGACTTGACCAAAAGAAAAGATAAAGGAGAGATACATCCCTTTGAGGACATGTTCAAACCCTCTATCTATCTTGCGGGTATTATTTGGGAGAGCATAGGAGACAACTTGAAGTCAGCCCGTAAAGGTATGGCTTACTTGCAGTCTATTGCTAAGGTGGTAGCTAAAGAGCAACTACCTATTCACTGGGTGACACCCGTTGGATTCCCTGTGTATCAGTCGTATCCTGAGATGAAGTCTAAGAGAGTCAAAGCTATGCTAATGGGTGAAGTTATAAAACCTAGAATCAAAGAAGAGACAGACAAGACTGATAAGCTAAGGATGTCCAATGGTGTTGCACCTAACTTTGTGCACTCACTGGATTCAGCGGCTATGATACGGACTGTTAACATCGCTAATAAGAATGGTGTAAAGAACTTTTGCAACGTTCATGATAGCTTTGGTACAACAGCGGGAGATGTGGAGATGCTAAGTGCTAGTCTCAAAGAGGCTTTCATTCAGACATTCACAGAGACAGACGTACTTAAAGAGTTCAAAGAAGATGTGAAGTCACAGTTACCTGTAGACCTACACGATAAGTTACCTGAAGAATTAGAGAAGGGTGACTTGGATGTGCAGTTGCTCAGAGAATGTGATTACTTCTTTGCATAACTAAAGTACCCTTTATAGATACAACAACAGAAAATGGAGAATAAACATGGCACAAAACTATGAAAAGATTGTGACACCTGTAGGTACAAGCCAGTACGCTTGGTTATCTACACCTGACACACGCTTTGATGAGACGGGTCATTACAAGACTAACTTAATTCTTAAGACTGAAGATGCAGCTGAGTTAATGCAGAGCATTGACAAAGCGTTAGCACTCAGTACTAAAGAAGCCCAAGAAAAATCTAAAGGCAAGAAAGTTAAGACTGCGGATGCACCTTACTTTGAAGAGGTGAATGACGAGGGTGATGCAACAGGTAACACTATCTTTAAATTCAAATGTAAAGCACAGATAGTTACTAAGGACGGGACAATAATTCCTAACCGTGTAGCAATGTTTGATGCTAGTGGTACACCTATTGGTAAAGATGTGAGCGTATGGTCGGGCAGTGAGATGAAAGTCTCAGCTGAACTTGTACCTTACTTCACATCTATGGTAGGAGCGGGAGTCTCAATGAGATTGAGAGCCGTGCAAATAACTAAGCTAGTAGAAGGCGGTGGCGGCAACGCTAAAGGCTTTGGCTTTGATGAAACAGATGGATACGTTCATCAGGAGACTACAAAAACAAATGACATGGAGAGCACGACTGAAACGGAAACCTCTGACTTCTAGAAAAGTTGGATTGATACACGGCTTTAGGTCGGGACTTGAAGAGTCTGTTGCGGCAGAGTTAAGGAGTCAGAAAGTACAGTATGAGTTTGAAGAAACTAAATTAAAATATACTAAACCTGAGAAACTACATACCTATACACCTGACTTCTATCTGCCAGCCGCTGACATTTTTGTAGAGACTAAAGGATTATTTACTACAGCAGACAGACAGAAGATGAAACTAATTAAGGAACAGTATCCTGATTTAGATATTAGATTCGTATTCAGTAGGTCAGCATCAAAGATAAGTAAGAGAAGTAAAACAACATATGGAATGTGGTGTACTAAATATGGATTTAAGTACGCTGATAAACATATACCAAAGGAGTGGTTATGCGAAACGAAAGAAAAGAAACGGACTTCATAGTCGTCTGTTCTTCCGAGACACCACCCTGTGATAATATTGGACGTAAGGAACTAGATGCACAGCACCGTAAAGACGGTTGGTTCTCTTGTGGTTTTCATAAGATTATAACTAGGAGTGGTTACGTAGAAAATGGAAGAGACATTGGACTTGCTGGTGGTCACGTTGATGACGGCACTGGTGAATGTACTAACGCTAATTCAGTAAGCATATGTATGATAGGTGGACAGGGAGAAGATGGTCAGCCTGACTGTAATTATACCTTCCAACAATACATATCATTAAGAATAGTGATAGATGAATTAAGGCAACTGTATCCTACAGCACAGCTGATAGGACATAGAGATATAAATAATAAAACAAAGTGTCCATACTTTTGTGTTAATGAATTAATGGACATACATAATAGGAGTAAAGGTTATGGACGATAAACAGAAAGCGGCGTATGAAAAACGTAAAGCGAAATATACACAGATAGTAGTACCTAAAGAAGTTAAAGCTATGATAGATAAACTTTGTGAAAAATCTTTTAGGTCAGCAGCTGGTGAGGTTTCTTATCAGATAGCTAGAGCCTTAGAAAGAACTAAAGAGTTACCTTACGATTAGTAAAGTGCCCCTTATAGTGAGGATTAAAAATGAAAGAAGACGACAGCACATTCCTACACCACGCCCCATGCCCCGCATGTGGTTCTAAAGATAATCTCGGTGTCTACACAGACGGACATGAGTATTGTTTTGGATGTGGTTATCATAAAAATGGAGAACAAATGACAGCACCCGCAACAACAACAACCGATTACAATTTTGTACACGGAACTGTTACCCCTTTAAACAAACGTAAGCTTGACCACGACACACTACAGAAATTTAATTATGAAATTGGTGAGTCGAATAAGAGACCTGTTCAGATTGCTAACTACTACGATAGAGATAGAGTACTGGTTGCACAGAAGCTACGCTACCCTGATAAATCATTTCAGTGGATAGGTGAAGCTAAAGACGGGACGCTCTTTGGTCAACACTTATGGCGTGACAAAGGTAAAATGGTTATTGTTACTGAGGGTGAGATTGATTGTCTCTCTGTCTCTAAAGTAAATGGCAATAAGTTTCCTGTAGTATCAGTTAAGACTGGGGCTCAGGGGGCTAAGAAAGATTTACTTAAAGAGTTAGAGTGGCTTGAATCATTCGAGACTGTTGTACTTATGTTCGACCAAGACGAAGCTGGTAAAAAAGCTGCGTTGGAATGTGCTAAAATCTTTTCACCTAACAAAGCCAAAGTCTGTACTCTACCTATGAAGGACGCTAACGAAATGCTGGTGGCTGGAAAAGTTAAAGAGTTAACAGATTGCATATGGTCAGCGAAAGCTTATAGACCTGACGGCATTGTATTAGGTGCAGACTTGTGGAACGACATACAGAAGGAAGACAGTTATGTCACCGTTCAGTATCCGTTCTCTTGTCTGAATAAAAAAACACATGGTCTACGTAAAGGAGAACTTGTTACAATAACAGCTGGTAGTGGCGTTGGTAAATCCTCTTTCTGCCGCCACTTGGCTCTTCACTTACTGAGAGAAAAATTTTCAGTAGGTTACCTAGCTCTCGAAGAAAATGTCAAGCGTAGTGTTCTTGGCATAATGGGTATTGAGATGAGAAAGCCGTTACATTTAACAAGGGAAGGAGTCAAAGATTCTGAATTAAAAAAAGTCTTTGACTCTACCGTAGGCAATGGGAACTTTTATTTATATAATCACTTCGGCTCAACAGCCAGTGATAATCTATTGGCTAAGATAAGATACTTAGCTAAAGGATGTGATGTAGACTTTGTAATCTTAGACCACCTACACATGGCATTGTCATCTATAGGTGATGAGACTACAAATGATGAACGTAAACTTATTGATTATACAGTATCAAAGCTTAGGACTCTAGTAGAAGAGACAGGTATAGGCTTAATACTTGTATCACACCTGAAGAGACCTGAAGGAAACAAAGGGTATGAGGACGGTGTAGCAGTATCAATGAATAGTTTAAGAGGTAGTGCGTCAATCGGGCAGTTATCTGATATGATAATAAGTATGTCAAGAGACTTACAGTCAGAAGGTAACTTAGCTCAGGTCAACGTACTTAAGAACAGGTTTAGTGGAGAGACAGGCAAAGCTTGTACCTTACACTATGACTTAGAAACAGGATGTTTACAGGAGACACAGGATGATGTCAACAATGACTTTTAAAGTAAAAGAAATAAACTGGTCAGCAATACTAATATCAGCACTAACTGAAACTGCATCTACTAATAAGATAGTACAGATTCCGATAGCAACTGATGATGGTGAAAGCTTACTAAACCTTGCCCTTGATAAACTTATTGAAGAAGGTGATGACCGTGCCTATCAAATAGAAGTGGTGAGGCATAAGATACACTAATGAAAACAAAGTATTTACCTAAGTTAGACTTATTCAAACACGAGTTTGTCATGGTCTACTGGGTAGACATAGAGTCAGACGCTGGGTGGCGTAGTATAGAGGATGTCAACTGTGATGACTTACCTATCTGCATATCCAGTGGATGGCTCATTAAGAAAGATAAGAAGGTTACACGTTTAGTCAGTGACTTCAATGTAGATTCAGATGGTAAAGTAAATGAAGTAGGCAACTCAACAATCATTCCTACTTGTGTCATACAAAAAATTATTAAAATAAAACTATGAATAAAAATGATAAGGGACACTATGGTGAGCTTATTGGTTGTGCGTGGTTAATCAAGAAGGGCTACTGGGTATTCAGAAACGTTGCCCCGCATGGTTGTATAGATGCTGTGGGAATACATCAAGAAACTGGAGAAAAAATTTTAGTAGACTTTAAGGTAGCTTACTACCGAAAGAATGGCTGGGAGACTTCACGTATAACTAGTGCCAAAGGTAAAGAGTTAGGTGTGAGAATTGTATATGTAGATTTAGAAACACATGAATGCCGCATTAAAGATACATGGGAAAACTATTTAAAAAATAAACGTAAAATTAAAATGGAGAAGTAATGAAGAGATACATATTTGATATCGAGACCAATGGTCTACTGACAGACGCTACCAAAGTACATTGTATTGTGATGTATGACTTAGATAAAGGAGAGTTATTACATCTAGATAATGAAGCTGCAATTAAGAAGCTGACTAAGGCTGACTTAATAGTGGGGCATAACATTATCAAGTTTGATATTCCTGTATTAAAAAAGATTTATGACTTTAAACCTAGAGGTAAAGTATTTGATACTATCATTGCTACTAGATTATTATTCCCTGACATTAGAGATGCAGACTTTAAACGTCAAGACTTCCCGACTAAACTTATAGGGAGACACAGCCTTGAAGCATGGGGACACCGCATTGGTAAATACAAAGCACATATAGAAACTGATTGGTCAGAGTTTACAGCGGAGATGTTAGAGTACTGTAAGCAAGACGTGATAGTTAACTCAGGACTATACAAAGCTATAGAAAAGAAGGGCTATGCACAGTCTGCTATGGATTTAGAACATCAAGTTGCTGACATTGTATTCAGACAAGAACAACATGGCTTTACATTTGATAATGATAAAGCTACTAGATTATTCTCTACACTAAATGCTCGACGTTTTGAAATAGAAGATGAGCTACAAGAATTATTCCCGCCTATAATTAAAGAGACAACATTCATACCTAAAGTAAATAACAAGACTAGAGGGTATGTTAAAGGTGAGCCCTTCATTAAGAAAGAGACTGTAACTTTTAATCCATCAAGTAGACAACATGTTGCTGAAAGATTTATAGATGTCTATGGTTGGAATCCAAAAGAGTTTACACCTGATGGTAAACCAAAGGTAGATGATGTAGTATTAAGCAAGTTGGATTACCCAGCTGCTAAACTATTAGCCGAGCATTTCCTTTTAGATAAACGAATTGCACAACTTGCTACTGGTAATCAGGCGTGGCTTAAACTAGAGACTAACGGTAAACTTCACGGTACATGTAACACCAACTCAACCGTCACAGCTAGAGCAAGCCATGCCTACCCTAACTTAGCTCAAGTGCCCAGCGTACATGCCCCTTATGGTAAGGAATGTAGAGAGTTATTCACAGTGCCGACAGGTAAGAAGCTTGTAGGTATAGATGTATCAGGACTAGAAGTCAGGATGCTCGCACACTACATGGCTAAGTTTGACAATGGTGAATACACTAAGGTAGTACTTGATGGTGACATCCACACAGAGACACAAACATTAGCGGGTCTTGATTCAAGAGACTTAGCTAAACGTTTTTATTATTGTTTTCTATATGGTGGTGGTGTTAAGAAGATAGCTGAAGTAACAGGCAAGACTGTTAAAGAAGCTGGTCAAGTTAAAAAGAGATTCTTAAATAACTTACCCGCTCTTAACAAACTCATAGAGCAAGTACAATCTGCTGCTGCTAAAGGACACCTTAAAGGTTTAGATGGTAGACAGATAAAAGTCAGGTCACCACATAGTGCATTGAATACACTACTACAATCAGCGGGTGCTATTGTATGTAAGAAATGGTTAGTTGAATTTGATAGACTAATCAAACCTTATGCTGATGTTAACCAAGTAGTGTGGGTACATGATGAGATACAAGTACAAGTAAATGCAGAGTGGGCTAACATCATTGGTGATAAAGCTGTTGAAGCTATTGAGAATGTGGGTTCAGAATTAGACCTACGTATTCCACTTACTGGTGAATATAAAATTGGTAACAACTGGAGTGAGACACACTAATGAAAGAAAACATGAAGAACTATAATAAGAAAAGAGAGTTACTTATAGATGGTGATATTATTATTTATAAGACAGCACTACAAGAAGAGCAAGCTATCAAGTGGGACGAAAACCTTTGGACACTACATGCGTATGAAGACAAGGCAATAGCAGCGGTTGATGAAGCTATTAAAAAACTACAGAGAGACTTGTTGTGTAAGCCTTATAAGATAGCATTGACATCCCCTAATAACTTTAGAAAAGATGTGATGCCTAGTTATAAAGCTAACCGTAAGGGTGTACGTAAACCTATGATACTACCCGTGTTAAGACAACACATCATGGATAATCATAAAGGTATTATGTGGGATGGACTAGAAGCTGATGATGTTCTAGGTATACTAGCAACTACCATTGACCCTTATTATGATAAAGACCCCATTATAGTATCTATAGATAAAGACTTTAAACAGATACCAGCATTGATATGTCTTGATGGTGACACAATCAATAGGATTACAAAGCCTCAAGCTGACTACTGGTTTATGATGCAAGTATTAATGGGTGACCCAGTTGATGGTTACACAGGTTTACCTAGTGTAGGTATTAAGACTGCTGAAAAAATACTAGGTGATAACAAGACTGTCCCACTGAGGACTTTGTGGGACAAAGTAGTTGAAGCTTATGAAAAGAAAGGATACACAGAGAAGGAAGCATTACAGCAAGCCCGTGTAGCCAAGATACTCAGAGCAGAAGACTATAACAAAAAGAAAGGAGAAGTAAAACTATGGCAAATAAAAAGGTGAAGAATGATAAAGTACAAAATCCAAAACATTATTCGAGGTATAAGATACAGCCAGTGTCTTTTATTGTTGAGAATCAAATACCATATTGTGAGGCTAACGCTATCAAATACTTATGTCGCTGGCGTTACAAGCATAAGACGACTGCTGGAAAAATTGAAGACTTAAATAAAGCAGTAGAGTATATCAACATATTATTGAGAGAACAAAAAGATAGAAAAAAACTAGAGGACATTGACCCGCTACAAATAATTTCATAAGGAGACAACATGATAGACCTGAGCAGAGATGAATTGTTAACATCATTCGGTAAG